CAGCAGCGTGACCGGCACACCGGGGTGGTTCTGCTGGAAGCGCTTGATGGCCACGTCCACGTACTCCGGCGCGATCTCCACGCTGCGGCAGATCCGACAGGTGCGCTCGGCCGCCAGCATCGTCGTGCCGCTGCCGCCGAAGGGCTCAAACACGATGTCGCCCGCGTCCGTGTAAGCCTCGATCACGAATTCCGGCAGCGCCACCGGGAACACGGCTGGGTGATCGATGTCCTGACCGATCTTGCCCTTGTGGCGCATCACGCGGATCACAGAGTCGGGGATGCGGGTGTCTTGCGTCGGCAGCCCCTTGTGCGTCCAGCCGCCCACCTCGCCATCCTTGCCGCGCATCGCGGTGGACGACCCGTCGGCGCGCAGGTGGGATTCCTGGCCTGCGTGCTTGCAGGGGACGATCTTGTTCGGCTTACGGCTCTCCCGGTTGAAGTGGAAGACGAACTCGAAGCTCGGCGCGAAGCGGCCTGCCCAGTCGCCGGGCATCCCCGGCCCCTGATCCCAGACGTACCACGCAAAGCGCCGCCAGCCCTGCTGGCGCATCCAACCCAGCCAAGCGTCCCAGTACGGGATCACTTCGTTATCGCGGTGGATGAGGCCCAGGTTGACCAGCACCTGACCGTCGCCTGCCATCGGCAGGTGCGCGAACACGCCGCGCATCAGGCCGTCCCAATCGGAGATGCCGCCCGAGGTGTAGTCGCGCTGGTTGCCGTAGGGCGGCGAGGTGAAGCACAGGCGAGAGACTTCACCCTGCATCAGCGCAGCGACCACGTCCCGGTCGGTGGCGTCACCACAGATCAGGCGGTGCGGGCCAATCGCCCAGACATCGCCGGGGCGGGATACCGCCATGACGGGTACTTCCGGCACGTCGTCGGCCGCGTCAGACTCGTCGGCTTCAGACTCTGATTCATCATCCGCGACGGCCACCGCGCCGGTGAGCAGTGCCTCGATCTCGGCATCCTCGAAGCCGGTCAGAGCGAGGTCGTATCCCGCGTCGGACAACTCGGCCAGCTCCAAGGCCAGCATCTCTTCGTCCCAGCCTGCATCCAGTGCCAGCCGGTTGTCGGCAATCACCAGTGCCCGTTTTTGCGCGACGGTCAGGTGGGCCAGTTCGATCACCGGCACCTGATCCAGGCCGAGCTTGCGCGCAGCGGCCAAACGCCCGTGCCCGGCGATGATGCCGTTGTCGCCGTCGACGAGGATCGGGTTCGTCCAGCCGTACTCGACGATGCTGGCCGCGATCTTGGCGATCTGGCTCTCGGCGTGCGTGCGCGGATTGCGGGCGTAGGGAATCAGCGCCTCGACCTTGCGGTACTCGACGTTGAGCGTGTTCAAAGTGGAAGTCCCAAAAGCAAAACCCGCCGAGCGTTGCCGCTGGGCGGGTTGGTTGAATGAAGATTCTGGTGGGGTGGTAACTGCGCCAGATGGTGGTAACCGGGGCCGGTAACCTGGCCGACTGGTAACCTTGCCCGCGTCCTGACGCTAAAAAAGCGTCGCGCTCGCGCCCCCCGCATTGGATTTTGGCGAGGAAGGACCCCTTTTGCCTGGGCCCTCCCTCTCGGTCACGCAGCTTTCGCAACCATAGCCGTCACTGTAGGGCATTTCGCCTCGAAATGAGACACCCTCTCGGGCACCCTCTTTTGTCGTTCTCCCGCTCCGCCCCTATCCGATTAGAAGGTTTCCGAAATTTTTATCAACTCCCTTGCGGCTTGGCATGACCGTTAAGGTGATCCGCCAGGGTCTGCAGGGCTTTCTGCCACTGCCGCTGGGCCGTCTTGGTGCAGCAGGCAAAGCGGATGCTGATCTCACGCCAGCCGAATCGCTTGGCCCGCATCCACACGAGGTGGCGCTGCTCGACCTCCAGCCACTGCACCCAGCGCATCGTCTCCAGCATCCGGTCGATGGCCTCGGGGCTCGGTGGGAAGGGTCGGTAGACCTTTTCGTCGGCGGCGAAGGCTTCCCATTCGGTGCGAACGAAGGCAGGCCAGCAGTTGAAGTAGCCCTGCACACGGACAGGGGGCAAACGCCGTCCGGTCGTGGCGGCATCTTCGAGGCGTGCAGCCACGTCCTCCACCGTCCAGAGGGTGTGACGGTCAGTCATGGCGTTGCCCTCCGTAAAGCCGTTCGCCGATGCGTCGCACCAGCTCACGCTCAATGAAGTCCAGACGCTCGTCGGACGCGTTGACGACCAGGATGTGTTGGTCACGCCAGCCACGTTCCTTGATCGCATCCAGATCGGTGACTTGGGGCTGCAGACGACCCAAGGGGCAACGGTAGTGGGGTGCGGGCACCTTCATGTCACACCTCCTGGTCCATGTCATGGTGCTGGATGGCCCAGTGCAACAGGGCCAGGGCATCCGCCTCGTTGTCGTCAACTGGGACATGGCCGAGGCGGCGGGCAGCAGTGACCATGTCGCCCTTGCTCGCATTGCCTTTGCCGGTGGCGTGCTTCTTGATCGTGCCAACCGGCACGCCCTGGTACGGGATCTGGTGGTGCTCGCACCAGGCAGTCAGATGGGCCATGAAGCCGCCGTAAGCGTGGGCCGCATCGACGCCAGCATGGCGGCGGACCTCTTCGAAAAAGACCGCATCGATCCCGTCGACCGATTGCTTGATCTCGATGAGCCAGCGCTTGAAACGCAGGTAGCGCATGCCGCCCCCTTCAAATCGTTGGGGCTTAAACGTCTCACTGCCACTGGTGATGTCACCATCGCGCCCATGCAACGCCCAACCGGTCTGGGTGCCAAGATCAAGGGCCAGGATTGATGACGCAGGAGGAGGCAGGCCACCACCATTACCACCCGCAGCCAACCCTCCACGTAGGGATGAGGGAACTTCTGTTCCCTCTCCTACGTAGTAGGAGGGGGAGTTTTCGCCAACTGAAAAACCCGGAGAAACCCAGCAACGACGCGGGTTTGCGCCAGTTGGCAAGTTGGCAACACTGCCAACTGCCAACTGAACCGAATCTGAGCGAAATGCCCGTCCTGTCTGGGTTTTCAGTTGGCAGCACCTTGCCAACTGCGGGAAGTTGGCAAAGTGGCGGGTGCAGTTGGCAGCGGTTTTGCCAACAAATGAATGGGCAATCATGGGGCCTCCGTATCGTTCAAATCGTCGTGGTACACCCACACCTCCGGGTCTTCGACCGGCATGGCCGCGCCAGAGAGTGGGCACTTGTAATGGGTGGGAAGCACGCGCTGCTCGCGCATGGGCACCTCCCCGGTTTCGTGATCAGGCTCGCCGTCTGGTGTGCGCAGCAGCATGTCCTCGACACAGAGGTAGCCAAACTTGGTGCGACCACAGGACGGCAAGCCGTAGTCCGCCGCATTGCGGAAATACTTGATGTAGCCTTGGGTCGACAGGGCTGAAATCCGCTCGCGGATCGTGCGCTCGCCCCCCAGGCCCGCCTTGCCCTCGAAGGACTCGGCGAACTGGTTGGCGGTGTAGCAATTCCCCTTGGCAGCTTCCTGAAATAGGATCTCCAAGATGGCATCGCGCTTGCGCCGACGTTCGGCATCCAGGCGCTCGCCGTATTCCTTCATTACTAGGCGATCACCAGGATCGACTTCGCGCCATTCGCCTTTGAGTTTGTCGACGTGTTTGATCGGAATGCCTGCGCCATTGCGCAGCTCAAAGATCAACTGGCGGGTCGTGCGACTCTCATCGGGCCGGAACAGCAACATCCCGGTCGAGTAGTAGCCGCGCAGACTGCCGGCGCCGGCCAGCGCTTGGAACGGGTCCTCCTCGAACTGCTTCTTGCCCAATTTCCGGGTGTGGTGGGCCAGAATCACCCCTGCATCCGGATTCACCGCCTGGCGAACTCGATCCACGCGCTGCGACAGGAAATACAGCATGGCACCGTTGTCGTTCTCGCCACCAGCATCCCCGCCATCGAACACATTGCGGATCGGATCGATGGCAATGATGTCGGGCGGTAAGCCACCAAACGCGTTCGCAATGGCGGGAATCACCTGCTCCAGACCGGCATCGTCGAGCACCATGCGCAACTGCGGCGTGGCGACGAAATTGACTCGGGCGTCGAGCAGGCGATGGGGCGGCAACTGAATTTCCTTCACCCGTTCGCGCAGGTAGTGGTACTGCACCTCGGCCTGCAGGTAGAAGACCCGCAAGGGACGCGGTGGCCGCATCCCCAGGAACGTCGCTCCGGCGGCCATGTGCGTCAGCCACGACAGCAAGAAGTCACTTTTTCCCACCTTGGGCGCACCACCGAACACGAGCAAACCACCAGGAGTCAGCACGCGTGGTGAAATCAAGTCGGGCGGCAAAGGCGACAGGTCATCCAGCAGCGCGCCAAGCGTGAACGTAGGTAACAGCACAGGCGCCGCCTTAACGATCCGCCGCTCGGCCTGCTGGATGAACTCAACGCAGTTAAACCCTTCAATCGCAGCATCGGCCGCGTCCCATTTTTCCGGCTTGTCGGATGGGGGCACCAAGATCGCCACGGAGACACAGCCTGCGATAACACAGGCTTTGGCAGCGTTCTCGGCATAGTCCCAGCCGGGGGCATCCCGGTCTGGCCAGATCAATACGGTTTTACCGGCCAGGGGCGCCCAGTTCGTTTTGTCGATCGGCGCTTTGGCCCCATTCATCGCCGTCGTGGCCACGATGCCCAACTGGATCAAGGCATCCGCACATTTCTCACCTTCAACCAGAATGACCTGATTGGCTTGAGCGACTGCCGGCTGGTTGTAGAGTGGACGCGGATCGGGCGCCCGCCACATCCGTGCACGCACATCCCATGGCCGGTATTCCTTGCCAGTGGGTGGGTCGTACCGATAGACGCAAGCGATCAGCTCGCCATCTCCCGTTAGGTAGTCCCACTTGGCGGTATACGGCCCCAACTCATCAATCGGCACCGAACGGCCTTCTCGACGTGCGACTGTTTGAGCCGGCGCCGCCACGCCCAGCCATTGCCGGATCTCACTGGCCAGCCGGGGAAAGTCATGTCGGGCCGACAGTCCCTGGGATCGCGCCCACAGATCGATGATGTCGCCGCCTTCGTCGCTGGCAAAGTCCTTCCAGAGCCCCCGGCGATCGCGTTCGAGCTCCACCACAAGACTTTTGCCAGCATTGCCATCAACATCGCCGACGTAGAACTTGCCACCACGGATGCGTCCTTGTGGAAACAGGTAGAGCAATACCGACTCAAGCCGGTCGAGCAGGCCGGCACGAAGTGCTTCGGTGTCGTTGAGTTGCGCCTCACGCGGATCGATCGCGTCATTGAAATCGAGCCACACGATGTTTTCCGTCATCCGGCCACTCCCCAACACCGATCCTGCCAGGCGCACCATTTGCACTCGAAGTGCGTCGGCGTTGTCGTGTGGCGGGGGAGTTGCTCGCCAGCTTCGGTCGCTGCGATGACATTCACGGCCCGATCCGACATCCGTTGCGCCAGACCACCATCAAAGGGCACCAACTCGAACCAGATCTCCTGGCTGTCCTTGTTGATGGCCGTGAACAACGCTGGGTTGCGCGAGATGCCGGGAATTGCCGACTCCATGTAGGCTTGGTAGATGGCCATCTGAGCCGCGTAGACCGGCTTTGACTTGGCGACGCCCTGCTTGACGGTGTCCCGCCAAGACTTGTCGTTCATCGTCTTACACTCCCAGAGTGCGGGGAAGTTCATCCCCAGTGACGCCGGTGCGCCATTGATCACGCCATCGACGTGGCCCTGGATGCGCCCACCGGCCACGGAAAATCCAAACTGCCCGCCTGTGGCTTTCTGTGTGTAAAGCTCAAATCCAGCCCGGCGCAACCAGCGAATGGCCAGCTCCTCCTGGGCGTGACCGACTTCAAACACGCGCCGTACGCGGCCCGAAAAATCCCGTCCAGGATCGGGGGCAATATGCAAATACTCGTAC